CAATAACCATTTTAGCACCCTTGGCGAATGCTTGCTTGGAAGTCATAGAACTTTCAAGAGTTAGACCCGAGATACGGGCAACTGATAGTAGAACTACTGGGGTGACCGTGAAAGCCTCAAGGTCTTGCGCTGCTAATACTGCTTGGGCTTGTGCAATCGTAGGCGCAAAGCCTTGTGAAGTAGCAATAGCAAGCGGAATCTTAACTCCGTTACCACCTTCTCCACCACGCTTATTGACAAGCGCGAAGAAAGGGCGGTCGGAGTAAGAAAGGTCTACCATAGCGGGAACGTCGTACATCTGCTTTAACATAGCGTCTGCGGCGACTTGGTCAAAAGAAACTGAAGCCATTTTATTATCCTCTTTTTGTTAGAAAAATGCCTACCCTGTGGGTTAGGTCTTTGTTATTTTATCTGTTGGGTATTTTATTACTTGCGGGCTATGCTATTGCCAAATACGAGTATGCTTTATAATATATAGTCAGTTGCAAAAGAAAAAACCTTATTTGGTTCGTCTTGAGACATTTTCGTATGTTGTAACTGCTCTTTCAATAATATCACGGCGGTCGTCATTTCTGCCCTTATATGGCACGCTGCTGACAGGACGCATATTATTTGTAATAGTGTAGTTATCTTTTACTTTGAACTTACTGATAGATACTGGGTCGGTAATATTTTCAGTTTTTGATACTACAACATTTTCCTTGCCCTTTTCAGTTGGGGCTGGGGTATCTACTTTTGGAGTTCCAGATAGGACACCATTTAGTTTGCCCCATTCTTCACGGAAATACTCTTCGGCAGTTGCTGCTGCTGTATCCAGGTCTAATATTTCTCCAGTTTCTTGAAAATATTCTGAAACAACTTGAAAAATAACTTCGTCTGCACTTTCAACACCTCCCATAGTGCTTGCAAGTTTTGTAAGATGGGGATAGGTGCTTTCGTTTTGTTTTACAAATACACTTATTTCTTTGCTAAAGCCTTCAATAGCCTGTGCTTGTTCTTTTTGAGTCTTGGTTTCTTCACGCTTTAGGAACTCGCTTTCTATTTCTTTGCGAAGTTCTTCAATAGTTGGCTGCTTGGCACCTTTTTCTTTATTGTCATAATAGTCAATAATAGCATTTGTTAGTTCATCATAACCAATACCTAACTTACCAAGCAACTCTTCTGGGTTGCTCTTATAGGTTTCTTTTGCTTTACGATAGTATTGTAGTTCTTCCAGTTCCTTTTGGGCTTCTGCAAGACGAGTTTTATACTCTACTTCTTTTTTTACAAATGCTGCTTCTTTCTTTGCAAGGTCTAATATCTTACCGCTACTTGGAACCTCTGGTGCTTTTACTGCTTCTGCTACTGGACTTTCTGTTGCCTCTGCTGTTGGCACATTCGCTTCTGCTGTCTCACTCATTTATCTATCTCCTTTGCGGCAGTCATAACCGCCCGCGTCGTTTCACCAGCCATCCCAACTTCGCCCGTAGAGTTTAGCATATTTTACGGACAAAGTCAAGTGGTTGATATTTTATACTTGTGGTAACCCAGCCGCTTGTGCGACCAAACCTTCTGCTCCTGGAAGTTCCCCAGTTGCCGCAGGTAATGCAAGTTGTGCTGCTTCGGCTGGGGCTATTTGTGCTCCTAACTCTGGCATCGGTAGGTTTGGAATGACTGGTGTTGGTGGTGGGGCTTGTAGGGCTTGTAGGTCGCTTACGAACTGACGGATAAGTTGTAGTTTTTCTTCACCTTCACCTAACTTACAACCAAGTGCATAATATTGTAATGCAAGTTTCTGTGCGAGTTGTAGGTTCATTAGTGGGTCTGGTGCTGTATATTCTTCTTCCTCCAGCATCTTCTCAAATATTTCTTTGAGGTAGTCGTCTTGTGCTGTTGAAAGCATATTACTTGCCTCAATATCTGGGAAGTTTAAAAGTTCGCGTTGTTCCACAGGGTCCAAAAGACCACGCTTTACAAGGTCGTCAATAGTTTCAAGACGCCCAGCAGGGTCATTTGGTAGCGATGACGCTGGGAATACAGAAATGGTGTAGTCGTCTTCTTTTAGTTTTATTTCTTTGAGGTCCAGTTTTGTAAGAGTTTTTGGGCTGTTGATATTTACTGGATAATGTCCTGCATTATCTTCGGCAATAGACTTTGCCATATTGACGCTACACTTGGCAATATCCACAAAGAACTGCTCTATATCTTGTGAGAACTCCAAGAACCTTGCACTTTCAATATCGTTATATTCGCGTAATGCAACACCCGAGTTTAGACCAGCGGGCTTTTGGCTGAATGCTGATAGTTCGCTTACACCAGAAATAGAATACGAACGTTGAATAAGTGTTTGTAGGTTATTATAAAACTCTGGTGGTAGGATAGGTGGCGTAATGTATTGTGGAGCAGCACCTGTGTATTTGATAATGGTTCCAATATTATTATTGAAACTCTCAACAGGTATTTGACTGCCGTTTTGAACCAGTATCTTGAACGAACCCATAAGGTGATATGAGCGTTGTTGAACCGCTAATAACTTATTTATTTCAAGTTGTGTGCTTTTTAGTTGTTCGGCGAGACTTTGGCTCCAATAACCCGAGAATGGTTGTGTCCAAGAGATACGGGCAAATGGGAAGCGTTTATCAGTCCATTCACGGCAGTCCAATACGCAGTCGGGAACAGCCATAAGATGCTTGCCATTCTTACGTTCTTCACCAGTTCCTATCTTCCAAGCCTCTAATACTTCTATTTGGTCAGTTGCTGGGCTTGTGGTATGGAGTTGGACAGAGAAGAGTTGCGAACTTTGTGCTATTGCATCAGCCTTATCGGGGAACATCTCCATTAGTGCTTGACGAGAAACCAACTTGATGCGATACATATGGGTAGGAGTTGCGCCGCCAAGACACTCCAGTTCGTCTATAAATACTTCATATGGAATAACCCGCTCAAGGCGAACTCGCTTATTATCCTGAAAGATATGGATAAAGCCATCTCCATAAACAAGGGCGTCTCGTAATACGCTTCTTGAAAGTGTATAAATATCATTTTCTTGAAAGATACCTTCGGTGAAGTAAGAAAGTTTCTTAGCAGCACGAACGGCTTTGAACCCACCAGCATTTGTAAGGAACCTTGCACGGGGACGTAGGCGTGATACTTTTGAGATAAGGGTGTCAATATTGCTTTGAACGCAGTTGAACGTAAGGCGGTCAGGTAGGACATTTGAAGTATTCCAGTTGCTGTTATAAACGCGAGCCATATTGGCAAAGTAGTCTGGGATGCCATATAGTCGGCTTTCTACTCTATAACGAGAGATGCGACTTTGAATATCGCGTGAAAGCAGACCAACCATTTGCTTTGCAGCGTCAAGTCGGTCGTAGTCATCATCCATCAACCACCACTGAGTTGCGGGGGTATAGTTGTTTGTGCTTGAACTATTGACTTGTATTTTTTTATTAGGGTTTATTGCTTTGCGGTCGTTCTTTGTAAAGTCTTGGTAGTCAGCCATTAGTTAGGTTCCTCATTTTTAGTTTCTGGTAAGCAGCCGTGTAGGCATTCACCAGTATTGTTTCCTTCCCATATACTATGACCGCAGGGAAGTTTATCGTCTTTACTCTCGTCCTCAAAACGGCTGGGTTCTACATAAGTTTTATGTTCTGCTGGAAGGTGTCCGAGAGTTATAGAAACTCCATCAACAGACAAAGCCCTAACGCCATATGAGCGTAAGAGCGGCAAAGCAATATCAAGTGGTTGGTCTAATATCTCTTTTATTTTCATCGTGTCTCCTAATAAGTAGTTAGTTTATGAGTAAATATCCTCATTTCCCCATATCAACTCTTCACGCTCCATTTTTTCTTTTGTAAAGCGAGCATTCATCTCGCCCATTTCCCTTTCCATATCATTTTTATACATTTGGTCTGGTGTTGGGGCTGAGTAAGCATAGGAGTAGGTATAGCGATAAGCATACAGGGCAGCATCTGCGATGTCTGGATGGTATGAGGTGTCTTCTTTGTAGATGCCTTTCTCTAATGCACGTTTATTCCAAACAGCCTTGTCGTATTCTTCCAGCAGTTGAGTGCAACCTTTATTATAAACCTTTATCTTGCCGCTTATAAAGGAAGAGTTCATAATACGGATAAAGGATGCCTTGTCGTGCTTCTCTGCGGCTATAAGGGGCAGTTGGTGGTGTCGGACCATTTCTTCTACGGCTTGCTTATTAGCACCATCAACAACAAAATAACCAATAGGATACTCGCCCATCCACTCACGAATATTATTTGCTGTATCGGTAATAGTGAGATGACGCCATTTCTCAGCACGGACAATATAAACATTTGGGTCATTCTCGTGCCAAGCAAGTAGAGCAAAAGCAGTTGCATCGTTGAACCCCAAGTCAATACCGAGCGTATATTGCCACGCCTTCCATCCATAGTCTGGCAACTCGCCATTCCAAGCATTCTTATTATGGTCGTAACGATATATTTTATTGCTGTCCTCAATAACCCAACGTGCAAGATAATGCTGCTGGAACCAAGGCTGCTCTTCAACGAGGGGGTCTGACGCCTTCAAGTCCATTATTGTTTCGTTCCAAGCGTCCTTCATATAGACATTATCATAAGCCGTCCAACCCCACACCTTCCAGCCATTTACTTCACGACGAGATGGTGGGCTTACCTGTTGCTCACGGGTGAGGTCATAAAAGATGCCGTCTTTTTTATTATCTGGGGTTCCTATCATAGCAATAGTTCCCTTCAAGTCAGACATAGCGGGTTTCAATATTTTGTAAATAAGGTTGTGTAGGTCTATTGTATAGGAGGCTGCTTCGTCTATTACAGCAAGGGCATACTTCTTGCCAAGCAACTTGTCCTTCTCGGCTTCACTATCATCAACACCAAGGATATAAATAATACTTCCGTTAGGAAATGTAATAGTGAGTTCGGTTTCGTTGAACTTGACAGCAATATTATACTTTGATAGAATAGCCTTGAATACATCCGTCCATACGATACGCTTGGCACTATCACGGGTTAGACCAATATAAACACTTGATGTGCTGGGGCGTTCAAGAGCAGTCTTTATCAAATATAAACCCGCCGTATAACTCTTTGCAGAGCGGCGGGTGCAATACAGGGCTTTTAGTTTGGCTGGGTCTAATATAAACTCCCGTTGTAGAGAGAATGTATCTCCCAGGATATTAGGATAAGTCTTGGCTTTCAATAACTTATTTATTTCTTTTTGTTCCGAGGCGGTAAGTTTAGACCACACTTTCTCAATATCCATTATTCTTCTCCCCAGTTATGGATACGGGCATAGGCAATATCGTAATAGTCTTTTTCTTTTTCACAACCAATAAAGTTCCTGCCTAATAGGTTTGCTGCTATGCCAGTAGCGCCACTTCCCATAAATGGGTCTAATATTGTGCTGCTTTCGCGGCTGACAAGACGGATAAGATATTTCATTAGTTCAACTGGCTTTACGGTGGGGTGAAAGTTTTTAGCAGGTGCCTCCATACTACCAAACTCGTCTGGCAGACCTTTATTGCGTTCCTTGACGCTGACCTTGGGACAATAAAAAAACTTACTTGCTCCACCACCGCTATTATCTTTACGACCAACACCTTCATAGACGCTCGTGCCACCACCGAACTTACCAAAACCTTTTGTCTTGCCTTTTGGGTGATGTCCTACGGACACCTTACCGCTCGCTTCGTCCAGCACGTGGGAGGCGTCTTCGTCAAAGATAATGTTTGCTGGGAAGCGTTCTCCAACACGGCAAGCCTCAATATTTATTGCACCTGTTCCCCACACTTCTACATTATGGGCTATTGTGCCACATAAAGGTTTGCGTGCCATAATAATAGGTTCGTGTGCGGGCTTTAGTGCTGAACCCCAACCTTCCTCTAAACTATGACTTTTAGGAAACCCTGTGCCATATATCCACAGGACTGTATCGCGTATCTGGAAACCAGCATTTTCAATAGCAGTAGCAGTTCTGTGGCTTGTGCGGCTATGACCGAATGATAATAAATATCCTCCTGGTTTTATAACACGGAGACATTCCCGCCAGAACTCTACATTTGTAATAAGGCTGTCTTTGTCCCAACCCTTCCCCATAAAGTTTATATCATATGGTGGGTCGCTGACGAGGGCATCAACGCTATTATCACCTAAACTCTTTATAACTTCATAGCAGTCTTTGTTATGCAACGATATTGTATTCATACATTTCTTCTCCATTTGCGTAATAAAGGCTGAAAGAGGACACACCTCATGGTGGTCCCCTAACGCCTTGCTATCGCATATTATATATATTAGGCAACCGCATCATCCCATATATTACCA